CCCGGGTACACTATGATGAAGGACGAAGGCGATACCCTGGACAGAATTGAAGAGCGTTTAGAAACTTTTGGAGACAGCAAGTTTGTACTGCTGTCCACGCCGACTCTCGACGATGGGCAGATTACAAAGCGGCTTAATTCTTCCGACGTGATTTTTGACTTCTGCGTACCCTGCCCGTTTTGCGGTACATTTCAGCCGATGGTGTTCACCAACATCGTTTGGAAGGGCGGGAACACCGCAACAAAAGAAGATGTAGAAGATTCAGTAAGGTTCAAGTGCACGTCGTGCAACGGTTTGATGACAGAATTACAACGACAAGAGGCTGTTGGCTTAGGCGAGCTGTTGCCGCGTACAGACAAGCAGCGCTACAGCGTCGTCGGTGTACAACTTCACCGCCTGAATTCACTCTTCAAGGGCGGAAATATGGCTACTATTGTTAGCCGATTTTTAGAAGCAAGAAACGATTTAGAAAAATTGCAAAACATCGTTAACAGCACTTTCGGCGAACCGTGGGTGCCCCGAATATCATCGGGGCAAGACGATGTACAAGGCAAAGTTGCTAGGTGTCGTTCACCGCACAGGAAAGGCGAGCTCCCCCCCGATGTAGTCGCTATTGTTGCCGGTGTTGACGTACAGATGTCGGGGTTCTGGTACAGAGTGCGGGCGATAACTTCGGACAATTCAAGCTATGCTATTGATGGTGGCTATCTACAGACGATAGAAGAAGTTGACGAAATTATCTTAAATAAGCTGTACGACGGTAGAAAGGTGTGGCGTTGTTTGATTGATATCGGCGGTACAAAATCGCAGGAATCGGCAATCAGTAAGACGGAAGAGACGTACAACTGGATTAGAAGTACACACGGAAGTGGAGTGCAAGTGTTCGGTTCAAAGGGCTCTTCCCATTCGATGTCAACAAAGATTAAAATCGGTTCGCCGATAGAGCGTACACCGAGCGGGAAACCTATACCAGGCGGCTTGCGAATCATTCAACTTAATACGGATCTGCTGAAAGATACGCTATTCTACAAGATAGAGCGTACAGCAGAGAGCCCGGAGCAGCCGGGCGGCTGGTGGTTGTACGACGATGTGCCCGATTGGGAAATTGAACAAATCACTGCAGAAGAAAAGCGCAGGGAAAGAGGCGGCGGTACAAAGTGGCACGTTGTACGACGCGATAACCACTTGCTCGACTGTGAAGTAATGTGTTTGGCGGCCGCTGATAACGAATTCTGGGGTGGCGTAGCGCTTGAACGCAAACGACAGATCAAGTCGCAAGTTATTAAACCGAGGGCCTCAAGACCTCGCCAAGAACAGCGCCCGAATCCATATTTGGAATATTAAAAATGGCAAATAAAGGGCTTTTTATTGTACGTAAAATATTATCTTTGCTCGACAAAACAGTACATTATGTTCACGGTGCGACTGCTTGCCCTGTTTGTACGTACATTGGCGGAGTCGGTGACGTAAAAGTAACTTCAACATCTGGTGATGTCCGATATTGCCGGTGCAACCTTTGCGGAGCAACTTTTAAAGCAGTTTGTTGCGATAATAAAAAAACTGTAAAAACACCAAAAAGTTTTGACAAAACTGAAAAACGTGTTATAAAAAAGAAAAGGACTAAAAAAAATGGCAAATCTAACACAACTTAACGCCGACTTAGCTATGTACCGTGCCGCTAGAGACGCGATATTAACGGGTGCACAATCGTACAGCGTTGCGGGCAGAAGCCTTACACGTGCTAATCTCGACGATATAGAAACTCAAATAGCTAGAATTGAAGCAAGAATCGCTAGGTGTACGAGTACATCGGGTGGTCTTGTTAAATCGCCGCTGTTAGGGGGCTAAAGGCTATGTACGACAAAATCGCATCGATAATTACAAAGACGATAGCGCTTGTTAGCCCCTCAACAGCTCGCGAATATGCCAAAAATCATCAAATATTGCGTGCATATGAGGCCGCCAAGACAAACGGCATTAACAGAAAATTCAGTGCACGTCAAACGTCCGGGGCGCAAGAGATTCAGGAGAGTTGGCAGACCGTAACGGACAGAGTCAGACAGCTTGTTAGAGACAATTCGCACGTTGCGGGGATGGTACGCCGCTTCACCGCCGGACTTATCGGCGAAGGCAGTTGGCCGCGACCGAAGGTGTTGAAGAATAAAAATTCAGGCAATTTTGATTTTAACGTAAAAATCAATAATGAGATTCTCAAACGTTGGGAGCCGTGGGCATTATCAGCTTGTGCCAATGGCGACAGCGTGTACCAGCTCCAGCGACTTTGTGCGTCAACATTCTTTATCGATGGTGGAATTTTGGTACGCAGAATCATCAAAAAAGGCAAGCTTTTACTTGAGCCGATTGAAATTGATAGACTTGACACGAACAAAGATTCTGACGCGATGAACGTTAGAATTGTCGGCGGGAAAGAGCTCGACGAGTACAACAAGCCGGTAGCATATTGGATTAAAAGCCGTTTTCCGTCTGAAAAAGACGTACAGAGCGTCAGAGTACCGGCATCAGAAATAATAGACTTGTACGATCGCGACAGGGCGTCAAGCGTAGGCGGAATCAGTAGACTTGTTTCGTGTGTACTTAACTTTCATAATATCGGCAAGTTTCGTGCAGATACGATGAGCTTAGCAAGAACGGCTTTGGGCTTTGGTATCTTTGTCGAAACGGAATTCCCCGACGACTTTTTTGGTGCAACGGCAGAGGGCACGGACGAACAGGGACGAGAATACGATTACGTCACGCCCGGCGGGGTACACTATATGCGACCTGGTGAGAAGATAACATCAGTTAAACCCGAATCGCCAACGGCCCAGTACGAACCCTTCTTGAGAGCAGAGCTTAGAAGTGCCAGCGTTGGCGCAGGTATGAGCTACGAAGCAGTATCAAACGATGGATCTCAAACTAACTTTAGCGGTACAAGGCAGATGTTACTTTTTGAGCGGGCAATGATGCGCTATACTTTCGCCATTTTTGAAGAAAAATTGTACTCGCAGATATACCGTTGGTTTATCGAATTTGAACAAAGTTTTGGGAAACCCCCGCTTATAATGCCTGGGTACGATGAGAACCCGCACCATTTCTTAAGATGCAGTTGGAGCCGTCCGAAGACCGAGTGGGTGGACCCGCTTAAGGACGCCAAAGCGGCTAAAGAAGAAATTGAAATGGGCGTTAATACGCTTACTGAATTCTGCGAAACACAAGGTAGAGATATCGAAGAAGTCGTACAGACTCGAAAGTACGAAAATGAGCTATTTGCGGCGGCGGGATTGAAACCTGAATTAACTAAAAACGGAGAAGAATAAGATGGCAGATTCTAAGAATTTTGTTACACGTGCACAGATTTTGTACACCCCGCAAAGCTTTAGAGAGGCTGACGATAGTGTAGAATTTACGCTGTCAACCGAACAACCGGCTTTGATATTTGACTTCGCCCGCTTTGAATTAGTCAATGAAATTATTGTATCGGACGGCGTTATTATCCCCGACAATAAACAGATACCGCTCATTGACAGTCACGACAGAGGTACAGTTAAAAACATTTTAGGCTCTGTACGCGACTTTAAAATTGAAGATGGCAAAGTTATTGGTCGCTTGTACTTTTCTAAGTCGAAAGACGCACAAGAGGCACTTTTAAAAGTCCGTGAGGGGCATTTAGACAGCGGTTCAGTTGGGTACAGACAAGAAGAAACCGTGTACATACCGGAGGGCGAAAGCTTAGTTAAAAACGGCAAAGAGTACAATGGAGAATTATACTTAACGACAAAATGGGCACTGCAAGAATTTTCGCTTGTTGCGATAGGTGCCGATTCCGGTGCGAAAGCAAGAAATGAAAATGTACAAGTTAGTGAAAGCGCGGCGCGTGATGCCGCAGAAAAAATAACGGAGGAAAAATCAATGCCAGCAGAAATCAAAGAACGCGCCGAAGGTACGGTAACAACCGAAAACCAGGCAAAAGACGGTATCAAAGAGGTCACTATCAGAAGCGCAAGAATATCAGAGCTTTGTGCAAAGCACGGTTGTGCAGACAAGGCAGCTGAATATATTCGCTCCGGTGCTAGTGTAGAACAGGTACAAGACGCTATTCTTGATACAATTCAAGCTAGGACAGTACCCTTGTCAACTGCTTCACGTATCGAAGTCGGTACAGAAGACGTCGAGAAAAAAAGAGCTGCAGCAGTCGACGGAATATTGATTAGAAGCGGTATTAAACTCTCAAAATCCGCAGATGGCGCTAAGGACTATTCAGCTTTGAGCTTTGAGAATATCGCGAGAAACTGCTTGCGAGCTTCAAATGTCGACACATCTTACATGGGTCGCGAAGAAATTATAAAGCGTGCCCTTTCTACATCAGACTTTCCCAACATTTTAGCTAATGTTGCCAGCAAATCGGTAATGCAGGGGTACCAAGCCGGGCAGCAAACTTACCGGATCTGGGCCAAAACTGGAATGTTGGCCGACTTCAAAACAGCGTCACGAGCAGCTTTGGGCGACGCACCTGAAATGTTGCTTAACGAATCAGGCGAAGAGGTACAACAGGGCGTCATCGGCGACCGTGGCGAATCAATCACGCTTAAAACCTATGCACGCAAACTTGTTATCACACGAAAAGCACTTATCAACGACGATGCAGGACTTTTTAATAGAATGTTTTTTGCGTTCGGTCAAAGAGCTGCTAATCAGATTGAGGCCGCCGCTTACGGTGTACTTCTCGATAACGAAGACCTTGCCGACGGCGTTAAATTGTTCCATTCCAACCATGACAACTTGGAAGGGACTTCAAAAGGCATTGTAGACAGTACAAAACTTTCTATCGCTATGGCCGCCATCGGCAACCAAAGAAGCGACGGCGGTATGGCACTTAGCTTGATGGGTCGGTACATTCTCGGCGGATTTGAGAACCTTGTAGCCGCGTCTATACTCTGCAATTCAACGACTGATGCCACCACTTCAAGTAACGCAGACTTTAACCCGTACAAAAATATGGGCTTGGTTCCCGTCATAAGCGGGCATATCCCCGGCAAGAAATGGTTCTTGGTTGCGGATAACATCGATACGGTAGAAGTGGCCTTCTTGAACGGGAAAGATACACCGACAATCGAGGCTATCGACAACGATGGCGGTGTGTTGGGTCGTACATATTTAGCGTACATTGACTATGCTGCCAAAGCTCTTGATTATCGCGGTATGTTCTGCAACCCCGGTGTTTGATTAACTTTTCGGGCGTTCTAACAGAGCGCCCACTCTTAATTCGAAAGGTACAATAAAAATGGACAACAAAATTTCCGATGGAAAAACAATTAAAATAATTGCTCAAGCCAACATCAGCGCTGGCGATTACGTTACTCTCGGCTCAAATTTCGGCGGTATCGCGCTTGACGACGCCGCAACCGGTGCAGTTTGTGTACTCGACGTTTCGGGAGTGTACAAAATCCCGAAAGCTACGGCAACGGTGACTTCGGTGTATCATCTTGGTAAACCCGTGTCTATAACTTCAGGCAAGGCTTCGATTGTTGACATTAACTCTGGAACAACAACGGCTCAAATAGCTTCTATCGCAGGGAATGTGGTCGAAGAGGCTAACAGCGCTGCAACAACTGTCAAAATCAAATTGAGATGACAAATCATAGCTTGCTCGACTTCTATGACCCCGTTTTTTACGGCGGATACAGCTTGTGGGCGGGCGAACCTTATCGTACCGCATCGGAAGTATCGTACACTGTCGAGCAGGCTTGGGTAAAATCGCAAATTAAAGCACGGGAGTTATTAAATGAGCTTAAAAACACAAATGAACATTGACTTAACTTCCGTGTTTTTTAATTCTGATGAGTTCGCCGAAACTTGCAGTTATACCGACTTTGCAACGAAAACAAAAGTAACCGGACTTAAATGTATTGTACAAAACAAAGCGGAGATTGACACTGAGTACGGACGCGCTGATTACAGCACCGTAGTTATACGCTTTGAAGACATAGCACTTCCGCAACGAAACGACAAAATCGAAACCGACACGGCTACGTACACAGTGCTGAACCGCGTTAGTCTTGAGTTCGGAGCTTGGACGCTTCAAGTTGAGTCTGAAGAAAAGAGTAAGCCATGACACTTTCGTACGATATAGAAATCACCGGATCCGACGAATATGCCGTTGCTCTTGCTATGCAGCTTGTGAATAGAGGGAACAAGAAGCCCGCGCAGGATATCTTTGCTCGCGCATTGCGTCGCTCTCTTGCTAAGACCGGTTCTGAAACAACGAAGAAAATCAAGCAATTTTTTAAAGACGGCAAAAATAATTTTGCGCCGAACAGGGTACACTCACTACATGGACTTTTTGCACAAACTATGGCTGCCAACAACAGACCTTCCGAATTCTACAGCGGGAAAGAAGTTAATTTAGACGAGGGCAAGAAAAAGCGTACCCCGCCGGGTGGAAGGTTCGGACGAATGATGGAATATTTGCTGGATGAAACAAATGGACAGTGGGTTAAGATAGGCTTAATCCCCGAAAGGCGCGGTTTTGGCTGGGATAAGAAATTCGCAAACTGGCAAGAGGCGGGGCGGTTAGACTTCTCAGATTACAACAACGGCAATAACTTTTTCGCAATGATGAAGTACACACTAGCGATTGGCATACCGTTGACTAAGTGGCCGGTACGACCAGCGAGGCCGGTTATCAGTAAGATAGACGCTATGTACAATCCTTCGGCGATGTTTGAACAATTCTTTTTAGAACGGCTTGGGGGCTGAAAATGGCTTATACGACGACTTACGACTTATGCAAGGCAATTTTAAAAGCTATAAAAAGCGATACGGCGCTTTCGACATTTTGTAACACAAACTTCGCAAAGCAACCTTTATATTTCTTTGAAATTGACCCCGACAATCCCCCTAGCCGTGATGATATGCCGTTGATAGCGTTGTACATGAACGATGTAGAACACTCGCAACCCGGCGTTGATGTACGCGGCATCGGTATCGGTTGTGCAATATCGGATGACGACACGGCGACTGAAGAATCAACAATCGGGTTGTACAAGGGTTTTAATACAATCGAAAAACTTGAAGCTCTTGTTTTTGCAGCGATAGAAAAATTCGCGGACGAATCAGTGACGACGCCCGCCGAAATCTCAATTATGGAAGTGGGAAACACTGCTATTAAGTGCTACTATCCCTACTTTCATAGTTTTAGACAAATAAAAGTATCGACAGAAAGGTAATTTAAAATGGGTACACAATTTCCAAACTTTCCGACTTCGGGTAAAAATGCGAAAATACTGATGAACACAAGCGATGGGGTTAAATCAACTTCCACATCGATGACACTTCAAGCTTCGTACACGTACAAAGGTAAGTTGTACACAAATAGGGTTTATAAGCTGGGCGCTAACAAAACGCTTATAAATATGCGTCCTGAAGTTGCGCCGAAAATCGATATTGACGGGCTCCTAGCGGGTTGCGATATCACGCCGAACGCTGCAGCAGACAAGGTTGATGTTTCTGCGGGAATTATTCTTGTTGACGGCGCTCAAGTTTCTGTGACTGCAGCAACTCTTGGATTCACTACGCGCCCAGAGGCATCAAAAAAGGCTTGGGCGGCTATTTTAACAAGCAATGCTGGTGTACTTAGCATAGTTAAGGGTACGGACGGAGACAGTCTTGTGACAACTTACGGTGCAGACGCTGGCGAAAAGCCTCTTATCGGTGCGACTGACATTCTCATTGGATATGTACAGCTTTCTGGATCAGCTTCGGCGGTTGTTGTAGACTCGGACATTGAAGTCACTGATAGGGAATTCGCAGGATTAGACTATCACATCTTACCGAATATTGGCGGTGTTATCCTTCCAGACGCTCTTTTAGCTTGTCACACGGACGGCAAAGCCCGCCCGGTTAAGTTCACCGGGTACATACTAGATACGGTTCTGTCTGAGATATCTACGGGAAAAAGCTTTAAAATAACAGCTTCTTCATCCTCACAAACAGAAGAGACTTTCAGCGGTTCGTACAGTACATCAAGCATTAGCGGGTGGACCTTCTCTTACGAACAACTTGCGAGCGACACCAAAGCACTTGACAACGTGTACAAGCGCGAAGGGCATTGTGGCATTAGGTGTACATGGCCGAACGGCTTTTATATGCAAACGGTTGGTACAATCGTACCCGATTTAAGCGTTGATGTTGGCGCGTTTAACAAAATTAGCGTATCCGGTTCCTGCGGTGATATGCCATCGCGTTCAGACGAAATTTAAGGGGTTTTTATGGTTAAAAAGAATAAAATATTATCAATCGAAGAAATCATTAAGCGTGGTACAGTTGACGATAAGAAAGATGTGTACATTAAATCTCTTGGCGGCTCTGTCACGCTGTACGCCGTAGACTTTTCTAAGCTTATTGAGTTAAGACAGGTACACGGGGATAAGTTTCAAACAGCGCTTGTAGCCGAGTGTTTAGTTATGCCGTACAACGACGCTTGCAAGCTTTCGAAAAATCCTGTTGTCTTTCAAGAGTTACTTACCGCTATTAACGAGACTTTCGCGCCTACTATAACGGATGACGAAATAAAAAACTAATCGCGGAGCTTCAGGAAAATGAATTCCTGAGGCTCGCAGTTGCGATTGCAGAGAATGACGGTGTAGCGGTTCAAACAGTGATTAACAGGGGCTTGACAGATTTAAAGTTAAGAATAGCGTACAGAATAAACGAAAGCGAGAAAAAATAAATGGCCAACGGCGGAACCAACGGCGGAATCATCAATATAATTTTAAACGCAGTTGACAAATATTCTAGTACACTGGTAGGGCTGGATTCAGCTTTAAACATAGTCGGCAAGGGCTTGACGGCGATGAAGAGCATTGCAGATGTTGCTTTTTCCGGCCTGTCTACCGCCGCAAGTTTGGCGAAAGATTCATTAACAGGACTTGTTGACTTGGCCGTTATGGGCGGAAACTTTCGCGAAATGCAGAATCAGTTCACGAATCTTGCGAAAAGTTGGGGCGTTGACGGTGAGGCAGTTAAGAGAGTCCTGGAGGATGTAACAGACAATGTTATATCGATGAGCGATACAATCGCTTTATCGTCAAAAGGCATAGCGGCGGGATTCGGCGTTGAAGAGTTGGAAACAATTTTTACTTTTGTAAAAAGACGTACAGAGGCAACGGGCGAAGACTTCGAGGCAATGGCCGACAGAATGATAACCGCGCTGCAAAAAGGCAAGTTTGCGACGCTTGTAGATATGGGCTTAATTATCGATAAGGGCGAAACTGTTTCAACAATGCTCGGTAAAATCACAGAAGCAACGAAACAATACGGCGACACCGGCTTTAATGTCGGTGACAAAGTCGGTGCATTGACGGAGCAATGGGAGCGGTTTAAAATAGCAATCGGTGACGCTATCAACGCAAGTCCAGAGCTTGAAAGATTTTTCACAAAATTAAAAGACGACGTAGTTGACTTCATCAGAACTTTTGATACAACAAGCGTTACGAAGTTCGTTGACAAGCTGTTTGCAGAGATAAATAAATTGTACGATAGTTTTTCTTGGTCAGACATTAAAACTGGCTTTGAAGATTTCACTGCCTATCTAGCAAGTATCGACTTTGCGCAGTACATAAATACACAGAAGATTGCTGATAAGTTCAGGGCTACAATGGACTTAATCACGACAGAAATGCCGGGCTGGCTTACAGATTTAGAAATAATAATTAAAACGCTTGCTTGGACTTTCATGGATATTCTTGATCTTATTTCAGAGGTTTTTACAAAAATCGGCGACGCAGTGTCTCTTGTCATCGACTCAATCGCAACAATTCCCGCAGCCTTTGAACGAGTGTACGACAGAGTTGTTCAGTGGCTCCCATCCTTTGGCGGCGACGAAGGCGCTATGAAGTTTGAAGTGATACCAGAACTAACATTAGATGAATCGAAGATAGACGAGTTTGCAGTACAATATCAGAAAGTATTGAGCGATAGAATAAATAGCGAATTCAGTACAGACAAGATAAGCACCGGGTTAGCGGATAGAGCAACAAGAGACCAGCAAAAGACGGCACAAGAACGGCTAATCGAGGTCGGGCGTGCCGTTAATTGGCCGGCAGAATTTCAAAACTTGGGTGAATTCTTGTTTAACTTTATGGTACAAACAATGGCGGGGCAAGCTATACCGCCGATAATGGCTATTACAACTGCACGCTAAGGGGGTTCTATGTTTTCAATTTCACCGTTGCCGGAGTACATCGCAAACTTATCGGATATGGATGCTTATAAGCTGCTTATAAGCGGGGTACCGCTCGATTTAACAGTTACGAAAACGGTATCAATTTCAAAAACCATCAGCGGTGGCGCGAAAGTCAGCGTTTTTAATAGCACAATCGCAGGCAAGCAAGCCCAGTTTCAAAGAATCTTACAGAACGTAGATTTCAAAAAGCTTGAAAACATATGTAGCAGCGAATACAACGAGTGGTTGCTTATGCACCGTGGCAGACGGTTTACTGTTTGTGTTGTACTTCTATCAGCTACAAAAGTAACAGAGAATAGCACTAACGCAGCATTTGAGATAACATTTATAAATGAGGTGCTGTAATGATAATCGGCGGTGTAGGCGGTGTAATGCGCATTGGTGGTGCTCTTGCGGGCTTAAAGCTTAATCATTTTCCCGTAGCCGTCGATTTTGGCCGTTCAAATATTGACGGTGTTTTTGTCGAGAACCGCCCGATAAGCTATTCAGCGAAAGTAAAAATAAACGACGGGGTTAAAGATATTTCAATCGGCGAAGTTGCTAACTTTCAAATTTCAGCGAACATAAATGGCTCCGGTAATGCCATGCTTACTGTACGCGATACTGACAAGTGGGGCATCAGCCAAGCAACTTACAAAGACCTTTTGCGGCCTTCAAACAATATTTTAACAATCACGATAAATTTAATGATTGGTACTTCTAGCTATGATGTCGATGTGTTCACAGGTACAATAGAAAGTTATTCAGAGTCACAAGGTGCATCGGGCGGCTCAATATCTTTAAGTTGCCGTCCCGCATCTGTTAGCATTTTAAACAAATCGTACAACGCGCCTAACCGCTTAACCGCTTTCAGAGCGATTAACGATGCGTTAAAATCAACCGGCAGTTTTTCTAAAACTCAAGGGCTTGTTATGATGTTGTCGGACAAATCATACAGCGGGGCGCAAGAAACATCGGTTGGTGAGCTGATTAACATTGTAACATTGGGTACTGCGATTATTGAAGAGCGTACGGCCGGGGGGGTAAAAATCGATAATCAATCAGGCGAAGAGGTTGAAACCCCTGCGGTATTCACTGTTTCAGACGATAACACAGGAAGTATAACGCGTTCAGTCGGTGCACGAAGCACTTTTAACACAATCACGGTTTGGGGCTTAGACGACGACGGCGAATTAGTAACGCAGGTTGTACAAGATGCGGCAGATGTAGCCGCAAGGGGCGTTTTAAGGTACAGTGCAACATATGGCGACCCGGAACTTCCGATAAGCACAAATGTTGCGGGCGCAGAAGCTTTATTATCCATAGGTTTGAGGGGCAGGGTATCGGTACAGATGGTTTTAAATCCGTTTTTGCGAGTTGGCGATTTAATAAGTTTTTCAAGTGTACGACTTGGCATCACTTCGGCAACAGCGAAAGTTAACCGTCTGCAACATCATTATGCTCACGGGAATGCACAGACTTGGCTTTCAGAGGTAAGTTTACTGTGATTACGACATACGGAAAAGTGACTTCAAAACTGGAAGACGGGCGGTACATCGCAATCGCGAAACTGGGCGGCAAGTACATAACCGCCTACAATCTTTTACCACACTTTGAATTACCCGGGAAATCGGAAGTTAATATAATCCAAGTCGGAGAATTGTACGGGATTTATCCGCTTGAAATGCCGCTTAACGGGGTGCTATCGTTTCCGCTTAGTACAGCGGTAGCCGAAGACTTACGACAATCAATGTGGCGAAGTATGGCGGCGGTTATAGCTAAGCAGGCGGGAAAGGAGAAGCAGATATATAAGGCAGGTACAATAATGTCGGTCGGCGAAAGTGCTTTTAACGTCAAAATCGACGACAAGAATTATCCCTGTGGTATGTACCATAATTTGGGGCTTACCTTTTCTGATTTTGCGATTGGTGATATAGTCTGTGTTGATGTACGTATGATGTTAGTTTGCGGCTTTTTAAGCGTTAAAGAAACTGGTACACAGATAAGAGGCGCGTACGCAGATGGATATTTCTCGGTTCCTATTGCTGACGAAACAGGGACTATTATTGGCGGTTCTGTCAGCGTTTCCGTGGCTTATGGAGAGTACAATCAGTCTACGGGTAAGTTTGTGGATTATTCTATCACAAAAACCGAAACGGCAGAAGATGGACTTTTGATAATCGACTCAATACCGCTACCTAACCGCATTAGACTAACGTACACAAATGGAAGCACTGTATATGAAAGGCTTATAGACTTATCGCCGGTTGAAATGGTCAGTTTTGCACAAACTTGGAAGCGCTTAAAATCGCCGTCGATAAGCCGAAGCATAACGGTTGACGGTACAGAAATTATGTACTCTGCTCTTGCTGAGCTTACTCCGTACAACAAGAACATCACTTTAGACAGCTTTAACGGGGTGATGACTGTACCCAGAGTTGAAGAAGACTTACAAATTGGTGATATTACGGCGCAGATGAAAATATCAACTGCCGGGGTTATGTTCGGTGTAGACGGGGCTCCGTCGGGTACAATATATCTTTTATCCGCAAGCCTAAAAGTGTCATTATCACCGTCTTTGCCTGCAAAAGGCGATTTAATTGCTACGGCGGCGGAGACGGGCGGGCAAAAGAGAAGCTATAGTTTTTATCGTGATACTGCTTTGACGCTTAATTTCACTTGCGATAAAATCGGCGCGGAGGTTCTGCTACAATGAAGATTCTTAATAGTTCAAATATCGAGATTCAATCACTCAAGATTAAGCCTGACACCGTGATTTCGCTTAAATATGTTTGTACCGAAGAACTAGTAACAAATCACCAACTTTATGCACAGCGCGCAGACTTTATAAGCGGCAACATCACGGGCGAGTCTGACGGGTTGGCACGTGCGAACGGTTCTTATGCGCTTGATAATGGCAGGGTGCTTGGCAGAGTCGGTACAGACGCTTGGCAACGCATTGACGGCTATACGAACGCTTTAAACTTCGGTTTGATGGCCAAGAATGACGTGTACGACTTTGAAATTAAAGTTGAGGGTACAGAGCTTGACACCGGCAAGGTTGATATTGTACTAACTTCTGCTGTCTTAGAGCCTTACCAAATAGCAGAGAACACTTTTTTAATGAAAACTTACGGCTTGGGCGATTTTAGGCTTTTTAAGTTTAAGCTTGAGGACGCTTATTATTCGATTCGAGAAATTGTTAAAACACAATCTTCACC